AACGTTCCCATAACCAAAGGCAACGTTTCTGTCCCCAAGACAAGTAATAATGTTTTGAATTCTCTACTTGAAGAAACTGCTCAATCCGATGATTGGAAAAGTGTTCGGGGAACTGGTCAAGAAGTTACATCCGTGCAAGATAATGTAGAAGCATTACCTAATCATTTAGCAGAAGCATTAACTAAGGATTATTCCACGATGTTAAAATCAGTAGAAGAAAAGGATAACTTTAAAAATGGGGCTTAAAGACGAAATATTTGAAGCTTTAAAAACTAATATTGAACCTAATAATAAAGGTGAAAATTATGTCTTTGAAGATAACGGTAAGGTAGATGCTTTGGCACAAGGCTTAACTGATGCGATAGTTAAATGGGTTAAGGCTCAAACATTTATAGTAACGTCATTAAATGCTACTCAATTGAATGTTCCTGTGATAACTCCAGTTGGACCTGGTACGGCAGCTAAAGTTACCGTAAAGATAGACGAAAATAGTCAGGCAGCTGATAATCCTTTAAGTGGAACAGAGTCAATGCAAAGTAAAGTAAAATTAAAAACAGCCGTAGAGGTATAGGATGCCAATACTCGATAAAAGAAAAAATCAATTCATTGAAGACCAAGATACACGAGTAAGTGTTGGGATTGATTTTCCATTTGCACGAGTGCCAAATCAAGATGGATATTTCAAGACAACCAAGACTACCGTGGATTCGATTAAAAATAATATAAAACTATTATTACAAACCGAACAAGGTGAAAGAGTTTTCCAACCAACATTGGGAATGAATTTAAAACAATTATTGTTCGAACAAATAACAGAAGATACTACAATAGAAATTGAAAATAACATTGTTGATACATTTCAAAGGTGGTTGCCTTTTGTAGACTTACGTGATATACAAATCAATACTGATAACAATCAAGTAAATGTAAACATAACATTCAGTATCAAAAGAGCATCAGCTTCATTAGAAACTGTTAATGTGACACTCGGTGGTGTTGGGGGATAACAAATATGGCATATTCAGATAAACAAAAATTTAAACCAACGAATATCAATTACACGAGTAAGGATTTTTCTACGATTAAAGCTGATTTAATCGAATACACGAAGTCTTACTTTCCTGATACGTATAAAGATTTTAATGAAACATCTCCTGGTATGATGTTGATTGAATTAAGTAGTTACGTAGGTGATGTATTGTCTTATTATGTTGATTACAATTATAAAGAAAACATATTATCAACAGCAACTGAAAAAAGAAACGTAAGAAGATTGGCTGAATTTCTTGGATATAAGACTCCAAACAAAACTCCATCTGTTGTTAAGTTAAAAGTAACCGCGACAATAAATGCTAACTTAGATGGTACTCCTAATTATGATACTATCCCAGCTAATAATCCATTTACAAATGGTTTACAAATTCAATCCAATATAGATAGTGAATTATTATTTGAAACTACGGGAGAAATTGATTTTAGTATATCGGGTTCACCTGACACGCCATCAATAAGTGCTCCAAATTTAAATACGAATGGTGAGGCTTCTTCTTATACTTTAACCCGATATGTACAGGCAATATCTGCTCAAACTAAAACAAAATCATTTACCATTACGAGTCCTACTAAATTTTTAGAATTGGATTTAGGTGAAGATAATGTTATTGAAATATTAAATTGCACAGATTCATCAGGGGAAAAATGGTACGAGGTTGATTACCTTTCACAGGAAAGAATTTTAAAAGAAACATATTATACGGATGATGTCGGTGATAGAAGTGGAAGTGCTTACGATCAAGGAGAAGGTATTGTTGATAATTCATTAATATCAATACCTTATACATTAGATTATATCAATACGAATAAAAAGTTTGTAACTAATTTTGACGTAGATACAAATTCAACTAAATTAATGTTTGGTAATGGATTATATAAATACAATGTAACGGGTTCTTCTAATTCAAGTATATTTACCACAATACAACAAGTCGGTTTAACTCTAAATGGGGATCCATTGAATTCAATCAATGCTCCTATAAGTGATTTTGGAACGAATAATTTAAATATGGGTGAGACTCCAGCAAATACAATTTTAACTATCAAGTATAGAGTAGGTGGTGGACCTGACTCAAATGCACAAGTTGGTGAATTAACCACCATAGCTGATGGTACTACGGGAATAACCGTAACGAATGATGAAGCAGCAACTGGTGGAACTGATGGTCAAACCGTTGAAGAAATCAGACATAACGCTAAATCGTTTTTTGCTTCACAGAATAGATGTGTTACTCGTCAAGACTATCAGGCAAGAATACTAAATCTTCCAGCGAAGTTTGGTAATATTGCTAAATGTTATGTAGAAAGAGTTGATGATGATGGTGGGTTATTTGTAAGTACATTATCGTATAATCAAAATAAACAATTAGTTCAAACTCCTGAATTAGTATTAAGAAATATAATGACTTATTTAAATCAATACAGAATGATTAATGACCATTTAGATTTTGGATTTACTTTAGATGCCAGTGGTGCTGATGTTTTATTTTCTGGATACAAGGTTAACTTTGGAGTTGAGTTTGAGGTAAATTCAGACAGAAGAGTTAACCCAAGTGATGTAAAAATACAAGTCATCAATACCATAAAGGATTTCTTTAAAATAGAAAGAATGCAATTCAGACAATCAATTAATATGAATGATTTACAATATAATATATTAGGATTAGAGGGTGTGATTGGGATTAAGAAATTAAACCTTTTCCAAGTGGGGCATGATAGAAATATGGCTTACTATCAAGCAGATGGTGATACCGCAAGTGGTGAAAGTGGTTATGGATTTCAATATGAGTTTAATAACTCACTTGTTGATGGGATATACAGACCATCATTAACTCCATCTGTATTTGAATTAAGAAATCCTAATCAAGACATTTATGGGAAGGTAGTATAATGCATAGATATTTTTTTACAACTAAAGATGCTTTTATTAATAGCGGTTCTGATTCAATTACCGGTGAGGATTACACGGATAAGAATACAGGACAAGATGAGATATTGGAATTAAAGAAAGTATTTTTCAATAAAGACTTCAGTTATAATACACGAGTATTGGTTCAGTTTGATGCGGATGAAATTAATTCTTTCATAACATCATCTAATGTAAGTTCTGATTACAAAACTAATTTAAGACTTTGGGAAACCAAAGGAACAAGTGGATTAAGTGAAACCTATACGATTGCTGCTTATCCATTAAGTCAATCGTGGGATGAGGGTGTTGGTAAAGAAGGTGATACACCAAAAACAACTGATGGTGTGAGTTGGGATTATAGAAAGAATAAAAATGGTGTTCAAACTCAATGGAATGATTATTCATCAAGTATATCCGCTAGTATCGTTTCAACTTTCACTAATATTTTCATAGGAAGTTCTTTTGGTGAGGGTAGTTATATACAGGCAGATGAGGTAACACAATCATTTTCAGCCGAATCACCCGATTTAAATATAGACATAACTTCTATTGCTAAGAAATGGTTTAGTGGGGAGAATAATAATTATGGATTATTATTAAGAATATCAGGTAGTAGTGAAACATCAAGTGGTAGTTATGAAGATATTAAATTCTTTTCAAAACAAACCAATACAATCTACTCACCCAAGATAGAATTAAAATGGGATGACCATCTTCCAGCAACAGGTAGTAATACGGGTAGCTTGACTTCCTTAGACCTTTCGGGCAATAGTGAGAACTACCTATACCCTATACACTTACGAGAAGCATATAAAGAAACAGAAAAGGTAAAGTTTAGGTTTGGTGCGAGAAAAAGATATATAGATAAGAGTTTTAGTACATCAGTTCAGAGTGTGAGTGGTAGTTATTTCACGGAGGGTTCTACTTCGTATTCGATTATTGACTTAGCAACTAATGAATCGATTGTTCCATTTAGTGCCTATACTACAATGAGTTGTGATACCGTGTCTCCATATTTTACACAAGACTTAAATGGATTTGAACCTAATCGTGCGTATAAGATAATGATTAAAGTCAATCATGACGATGGTCAGAGAATAATATACGATGACGATTTTGAATTTATCTTGAGGGTTTAATCATGGCATATGGTAAAGACCAAGATAATGCAACGATATATGGGTGTATGGATCCAGAAGCTAATAATTACAATCCAGCCGCCACGGTTGATGATGGTAAGTGTGAATACGGTGGTGATGATAGGGATAGTTCTACTACCACAACCACAACCACAACCGAAACTACTGATACAAAAAATGGTAAAACTACATCTACTATCAAAACTACTGATCCAAAAAATGGTAAAACTACATCTACTATCAAAACTACTGATCCAAAAACTGATAAAACTACATCTACTATCAAAACTGCCGATACAAAAAATGGTAAAACCACAACCACTATCAAAACTGCCGATACAAAAACTGGTAAAACTATATTTACAACCAAAACTGCCGATACAAAAACTGGTAAAACTATATTTACAACCAAAACTACCGATACAAAAACTGGTAAAACTATATTTACTGGTATAGAAAAAGAAAAAGACACAAAGGAAGATCCCAAATTTGGTAGTGAAACTACTCTAGTGGGTGAAGTTGGAATGATAGCTACACTTGAAGATGGTTGGTATTTTGCTAGTCCACAAATGGAATATCTTTTACCAGATTTAAATAATCCATATGTAGGTTTATATCATTTAATGCGAGATGGTACTTATATGGTTGGTGAAGGCGTGTTGAATGCTAGCCATGAGATAAACCCAAATGGAATTATTATTCAATACTTTCAATCCACCACGGATTCCTTCGTGGATCCGGATCCCGAAGAAGATGATGGTATAGAAAATCCTATAGCGGGAGAAATGCCAGTAGTCGACTATGAAACCATTCAAGAAGTACGAGAGATA